CCTGAAGAAATTATCGGAATGAATATCTTTGGCGTTGGTCTTGTTTCAGCCGCTTTGGAATATGCGAATATAGACCGCGAGGTTAGTGCTTATCTTGCACGCCTTTTTGCGAATAATACAGTCCCGCCGCTTATTGCAAAGTTCCCAGAAAGGTTTGACCAAGATGAATGGCAAAAGCTAAAAAGCGCTTGGAATGAAGAACTACCAGACTACAAGCTACGCGCTTTGCTCGGTGGTGGTATGCAATTAGAACTCCCACCAAAAGGCGAGCTTGCAGTGAGCTATGACGCGGTTAGCCGTGATACACGCGCGCAAATCGCTCAAGTCTTCGGCGTGCCCCCTGGAATGCTTGATGGATCATTCCAAAACCGAGCGACTGCAGAGGTTCAGTTTGCAATTTTTAGACAAAACACGATAGACCCCGAAGCTCTTTATATTGCCGAAGAGTTTACACGCCATTTTAGAAGATGGGAAGAGGATGTCTTAATTGAAGCGCATCCGTACGAATATGCAGATCCCGATGCTGATATGAGGCAAGAAGAGTTCGAGCTTAAGTGGGGAATTAAGACGATCAACGATGCAAGAGGCGAGCGCGGATATGATCCTATACCTGAAGGCAATACGCCGCTTATTGCTAATGGTTTTGTCCCGCTTCAAAGCGCCGTAAATCCCGCTCCCGCGCCCGTGGTGGCTCGAAAACTCTTAACCCGAGCAAATCCTAAGCTCCCTATCGTTACAGCCGATGCAAAAGACTTGTTTTGGAGAAACTTTGACGGGATAACTGAAGCGAATGCAGGTAGCCTCGAGAATGTAGTTGAGATGATCATAGCTCAAATCAAAGAGCAAGTCTTTCAGCTTGCAGATGACGGCGTGTTGACCTTGGCTACGGTAGATATTCCCGAGAGCGAACTTGCAGAATACGACGCAATCATAGCAGAGGCTGCAAATCAAGTAGCTACCGAACTTTATGCGACTCTTGCAATCGAGGGCGGCGTTCCTCCGACTGCAGAGGTTATCGCCTTGGTCGAAGAGTCAAGCGCTCAAATCCGAGATTCTATCGGAGTTATCAAGCAAGAAGTACAAGCGACTCTCACTGCAAACGCTGGTAAGGATAAAGACGAGTTATTCAAGATTTTGAATACCAAGTTCGACTCACTTCAAACAAGCAGAGCGCGTGCAATCGCAAATACGACCGCCGCAAATGTCACAAGCGGAATGCAATACGCTGTGTACAAAGACGAGGGCTTTGAGATGGTATGGCTTACACAAAGAGACGGCCGCGTAAGACCCGCTCATGCTGCTATGGAAGGCTCGACTCAAGGCGCGGACGGATACTTTACGGTAGTGACTGAAGTTCGCGATAAAGAAGGCAATATCATTGAAGTCAAAACCGAGAAAGCGCAGCGCCCGCTTGGTAGTGGACTAAGCGCTTCAAATGCAGTGAACTGCAGATGTCAATTATTCCCAGTTGAAAAGCAATAAAAATAAAGGTTTAATATGAATTTAATAACACGCGAGCTGAACCTACAACTTAGGGACGGCTACGAATACGAAAAAGAGGAAGGCTACGAAGAGAAAGAGAATGATCTCTATACTTTCGTAGTATCGACTCCCGAAGTTGACCGCTATGGGACTATCATAGTTCCAAGTGGAATAGACTATCAAGCATATCTAAATAATCCCATAGTCTTAGCTCAACATGACTCGGACAAGTGGCCTATCGGTCGCTGTTTGGGTTTTGCAATGAATGGCGAAAACCTAGAAGCTACAATTCAAATTGAGTGTATTACCGAAGAAGGTAAGAAACTCAATAAGCTAATCAATGCAGGTTTTGTAAAGGCCGTTTCAGTTGGTATCATACCAAATGAATACGAAGATAAAACAATCGACGGGCAAAAGGTAACTGTTTACACAAAGTCCGAACTTGTAGAGTTTAGCGTCGTATCAGTTCCTGCAAATCGCCAAGCCTTGCTTAAGAAATCAATCAAGACTTTACTCCAAGATTCAATTCAAAAATACAAAAAGGAAAAGAGAATGTTAACCCCAGAGATCGAAGCCAAGATCAAAGACGAACTTCTTCCGGCAATTAAGGAAGCGTTTGTTAATGAGGTAATTAATCTCGGCTTTTCACCTGAAGAAGCCGAAGCATCCGTAAACGCTTTTATTACTGCAGGCGCTCCTCCTATGCTAGCAGTTTTGCAAGGCGAAGTAGAGCCTGAAGTAGCCGAAGAACCAGCCGCCGCCGAGCCCCCAGTCGAAGTGGTAGCAGAGTCCATCGAGGCTAGTTTCGAGGTTCCCGAAACTCGAGTCGGTAAGAAAATTGCAGCTTCAACACAAGCGCAAATCAATGAAGGTATGGATATGATTCAAAACGGTTACAAGATTATCAAATCTGCAGTAGCCGGCGAAGCAGGCCGTTCAATTACTTTGAACATGCCTAAAAAACTCAACACAGACGAATTACTCAATTTAATCTAAGGATATTGCATAATGGAAAACATTATCGTAACAAAAGACCAACTGAAAGAAGTTGTTGACCGCAAAGTCGCAGATCAACTTCGCACACAAAAGCCTACAAATAACAATGGCTTTGTAACAATCAAAGCAGATCATGACGCACGCCGCGATCAAGCTCGCGTTGTAGCTGATTATATTCTTGCAGTACACAAAGGGCGCGATGGCGTTGCAGACGAAATCGCACGCAAAGCAAATGAAAAGTATATCACACGCGCAAACTTTAATACAGGTACATCCTCACAAGGTGGCGCTGCAGTTCCTCAGTTTTGGGTCGAGGAAATCATGTCTTTTGCGGATCAGTATGGATACGCAAGAGCACTCGCAAAGATCTATCCTATGCGTGGTAAAACAGAGAACTTAGTATCAAGCGGCGCGTTTACAGGCGCGGTGGTTGCTGAAGGTTCTGGCTTGACTTTGACTGACTCAGCAAACTTCTTTACAGCGACTGCAATGACAGCCCGCAAAGTAGTTGCAGGTGCTATCGTTTCTGAAGAGCAATTGCAAGATGCAACCCCTGCATTCTTGGATTATGTTGTAAATGGATTGGGTCGCGCTCTTGCTGAAACAGAAGACAAGCAGTTCTTCAATGGTGATGGTAATGCCCCTAACTTTACAGGCTTGACTGGTATCGCCGGAACTACAACAGTTCGCCAAGGTGGTGCTAATAACTCTGGTAAGGATACATTCGGAGAAATCTCTTGGACTGACCTTTGGAACTTGCGCCTCGGTGTAAATTCTGGCGTTGGTGCTAATGGTGTATTCGTAGTGCCTCAATCAGTATTCGGATTCTTGATGAAAGAAACAGCAGGCTCCCGCCCTGTTTATGATCAAGTAAGACCTATCGAAATTACATCCATCGGCTTAACAGCTCTTGCAGGTAATTCATACTTCACTCCAACAGGCCGCCCGATGCATGTCGTACCAGATGCACTCTTCCCAACGAGTGCAGCGAATACAGCATCTGCATTCTATTGTGACTTTAATCAGTTTACAGTTATGGGTATCCGCGAGGATGTAACTGTTAACGAATACAAAGAGTATTTCGGCGCGACTGGTTTGGGTGGTACTCACCAAAAAGGTATCGAAGTTGTCGAGCGCGTTGCTTTCGCATTCCCAGCTCCAAGTGCTATCGGTGTTCTCAAAACTTCAACAACCTAATTAGGTGATTTATGCTCGTAGATGTAATTCTAATCGAGCCGTATAAAGGTGTTTCGGCAGGGTATGAGACTTCTCTCCCTGCCGAGATTGCCGAGGCTCTTATTAAACAAGGCAAGGCGAAAGATGCAAAGCCCGCGCCGAAAGTAGAAACAAAGAAAACAGGTAAATAACCATGCCATATACAAGCGCAAATCCGAGGGCGTTTAATGCTCTCATGACCTTTCTTAATTTGGAAGTTAATGGCGATCCGACCTCCGAGGATACGGCGCTGTATACTTGGTTTGATGACCTGATAACAACTTGCTATGTAGAGGCTGAAGGCTATTGCGGTCAGCCTCTCCGTAGTGGGACGATATATTACCAATTTTACGCCTCAAAAGCTCAACGCGGCCTCGAAGCGAATCACTCATGGAAATATATCCCCTACAATGCTAACACGGCTCTTACGGCTTTGCAGTGGCGCGAGAATGAGTTTGCAACTTATGCGAACTTCGACGCGGGTAACTATGCATGGAACGCCGAGCCGTATGCTAATTACATTGTCTTTCGTGATAAGACAAATGGACAATTTAAGGCGACGCTAACAACTGGCTTCAGTGATGCGTCAATGCCTTATACAATCTTGCAAGGCATAGCCGAAATGGTCACTCTTGCATATAAGCAAAGCCCTCAAGGCGGTAATTGGTTCGGGCTTAACTCCGTCGCAACAGGTGGCGCGGGTCAAACAGTCAGCCAATCACTTAAAACCGATATAGGATGGCATAAGTACTTTGCTCAGTTCGTTATACCAACGGTGTAATTATGATCAATAGCGAAGCTTTAAAGGGCATTCTACGGCCTGTTATTCTGAAGAGCTTGGAGCGCATGCCTTTTGTGATGCAAGCGTATATCGGAGCTAATATGGAATTCAGAGGCGCGGCCGATAGAATAGCACCTTCGACAAGTTCTAAGCTCGCGATTAACTCAGGTAATTTGTTTCGTAGTTTCTCCAAAGGTCAGCCCGGAAATGTTTTCAGAGTCTCGCAAGAAGGCGATAACTTCGAGGTAGAATACGGGTCAGACTTGCCATATGCAAGAGTGCAAGAGTTTGGCGGCTTCATTGCAAGCAAAGGCAATATGCACAAGTACTTTTGGGCTAAATTTGCAGAGACTAAACAGCCGTATTTTAAGAATATCGCATTAAGCGTAAAAAAGAAAGGCGGCGTAAACATACCAGCCCGACCTTACTTTAATCCTGCAGTCGATAGACTTCGAAATGATACCAAGTTCGCAAGCGATATAAAACAACAAGTCATAAACGGAATACAACAATGGCAAGAGAGTCAGCGGCGATCAAATCCATAACAGATAGACTTCGCACAATGAGTGGAGTCAAAGTCTATGACCAAGTAATGCTAGATAAATGGAATACTTACCAGTTCCCTTTTGTCGGTGTTTTGTCAGGTGCAGATGCTCGCGAGGTAATAGGACTTGAAGACGATTCAGCCTTTGCAAATAAAGGCACGCTGGATATGTATTTGCTTGTCGGAGTGCAAGTAAAAAAGAATAGCACGGCGGGTAAAGCTAATTTGAGAGAAGCCCTTGCTGATCTTTGCGAGGCAATCGAGAATAAGCTCACAAACTACAAGCCCGATGTCTATGAGTCAGATTATGAAAGGACATACTTTGCGCCAGTGCATTTTATCGACGCGCAAGCGGTCACATTCAATGACGATGAAACGAAAGGCATATCTTTCATGACTTTTAGGACGGTATATTATAGAGGAGATGTATGAAGTTAAGTGCATGTGTAATCTTTCAGGATGGAGATGACCTGAAAGGATGGAGGGATTCTTTGCCCAGTGATAATGTCGAAGTCATTGCACTTCGCACGGCGGTAAATCCGAAACTTAAAGAGCCTGTTTTTCAAGAAGTCGGTCGCATTGATGACCATATAGTTCTCTCATGGGAATATCCAGACTTTGAAGAGTATTTCGACTTCAGTTATTGCCGTAATAAGCTAGATGAGTATGCG